TAACGGCAAGACTGCTGGTATGGCTGGCGTAGAACCAGACGGCACTATATGGATGTTATGTACACCTGCAATCCATGAGTACCCTATTACATTTGCCAGAGAAGCAAAAAGATATGTTGATAGTAGGCAAGAAAAAACCTTGCACAACATAATAGATGAACGTAATACAGTTCATTTAAAACTACTTAAATTTTTAGGTTTTAAATTTTTACGAAAATTTTCTCACGGACCTAACAAACTAACATTTATTGAATTTATAAAATTATGTTATCATTAGCAGCAATGGGTGCTAAATTTTTGGCAGGTGCTAAAGCAGTTGGAAGCTTTGCTAAAGTAGCTGGACCAATAGCTGGACTTCTTTCACCATTCCTTGGAGGAGGTAGAAGTAATGCACAACAATTGGCTATACAGCAGAGTAATAAAAGTATGGCTGATTGGTATACCCAGAATACTAGATTTGCAAATGCTCAAGCAGCTTTAGGAATAGCTGCAAATGCAAGAGTACAAGGATATAGTAGACGATTAGGAGATATAGAGAGAAATATTAAAACTAAAGTAGGATTAACATTTGCAGAACAACAATCTATCTTAGGAAGATATGCAGCAAAATACGGATCTGGTGCTGTAGGTGTATCAGGGGGTGCCTGGGAAGTAGCTACAACAGCAGGTAGAAAAGATAAAGCTGCTAATTTGTTAGGTAGAATAGCTGCTTCAGATGCTAACTTAGCTAAGTTAGGAGAACAAAAAGCATTATTACTTACTAGTGCTCTTAGAGAATTCCAGTCTAAAGCTAAATGGAACAATCAACCATTACCTACTGCTGCAACAATGCCATGGCCAGAAGGTGAAGGATTCATAAGTAAGCTTACAAAAGGTGTGCAACAATATGGTGCTTTGAGTGAAGGCTTAGAACAATTACAAGATTTTGGTGGAGATGCACTAAGTTCATTTAAAAATGCTTTAAAGATTGGTGGCGGTGAAGGTGGCGGTGGTATCATCGGTGGTAACTATGATGATTATAGTATGTATTCAATAGGAAAAAGAGGTTGGTACGAATGACAGCAGCACTAGAACAATTACTAAAACAAGGTAGAAATAAACTACCTGATATATCTGAATTCCACTACACTCAAACTACTCAAGAGGATGCTTTTAATCAAAATGCTAACTCTCAAGCAAGTAATTATGATGCTTATCAGCAAGCAGTTATACAACAAATAGCACTTAAAAAATCACAAGGTATATTAGGTGATGTACAAAAACTTGTTAATGCTTTTAATGAACTTGGAAACGTTAGAGAAAGAAACTTTGACAGACAGGTTAAAAGAAATTTTAGAAAAAATTATACACAAGGTAGTGATCAAGTAGAAAAAGCAATAGCAACAGAAGCAGATACTGTTGCAAAAGCAGCTTCTGGTTCTACAGATGTTGATTTAGATCAAGATCTATCAGCAGCATTTAAACCTGACACAAAAGCTTTAAATGTAGCTATTATAGACAGAAATGAACTAGAAAGAGAGAAAAACACATTCATAAGTACTAGCCCTACATATGATTTCGATGCTATAGAATTAAAGAAACCTAACCCTCTTATAAAACTAAATAGAAATCAAGCAGATATAGCTTCTAGGGGGTTTCAACTCTCTCTTACTACATTTGCTAAGATGCAAAATCTCAAGCAATATAAAGTAGAGAGTAAAGATTTTACTGGAATAACAAGTTTTACAGAAGCTCTACGTGAAGGCTGGAAGATGGACGATGGGTCTTCTATGGCTGAACATATAAGACGAGAAATTTTTGCAGATATTTTTCTTGAAACCGGATTGAATAACGTAAGTAATTTACATCTAAAGAAATATTACTTTGAACCATTATCTGAATGGTTAAAGGAAACACAAATTAAAGAAGCAATAAAGTATATAGAACAGGTTGATGAAAACTATAAAGCTGAAGAACGAGCAAACTTCTTAACAGGCTTAGATGGAAATGTTGCAGAATTTCTTACTGGATCTGAAGCAGATAAAGGTACAAGTGGATTTTTTTATAAGTATGACCAAGGACAAGGTTTAGCAAAATCTGCAGAAGTAATAGAAGCAAAATTTAGAGATTTAGAAGAAAATAATTTACTTACATCTGCAATTATAAATAAAGTATTAAATGCTGAATATTATGTAAAAGGAGAAAAGAAACCTTTAACTCTAGATAAATGGAAAGCTAAAGATAAGCGTTTAACGAATTTACATAACTATTTATCAGAAGCAGAAGGTAGACTTGCTAAAGATGAGTTAACTAATAGAAATGCTTCAGATCTATCTATTAGTAAAAATACAGTATCCAATATAGTAGCAGCTCTTGAAAAGGAATTTCCTGATAATTTAAAAGGATTTACCCAAGAAGAAAAGAATAAAAGAATACCTATATGGTTCGACGAATTTAAAAAGAATAAATCACTTAGTCCTTACATGAAAGGTGTTGTCACTATAGACCATCCGTTCTTCGAAAGTATAGTTAACCAGATTCCTACTGAAGAAATAGTAAGTGACATAAAGGCTATGAATAATGCCCAACTGGCTTTATTAGATGGTAATAATAGAGATGTTGGATTCTGGATGAATCAAGTAGATCCAGCTAATAAAGATGCCTTAGCAAATTACCGAAAGGCTTCTCTTAACTATCAACAAAATGGTACAAATATAACTCAAGCATTCCAGTCTACACGAAAATCAGGTATTACTGAACTTGATACAGTTATTGACAGGCATCTTAAAGAAACAAAACAAGAACATTGGACTGGTACTGTATCAAATAGAGCAAAAGCAGATTATGATACTCAACTTAGTAAATGCATGCTAGGCGGTAATACAGGTGGGTTTTGTCATCAACAAGCTATTAATCATGTTAAAACTAAAATTGAAAATGATAAATATGTAGAACTACCACCTGGGTTTAAACCTAAAGAACAGCAGGATAATGAAAGAGTTATAAAGGAAACATTTAAGTTAATTGATGATGAAATTGGTAAAGAGAATATATTAACTCATTCAGAATTTTATCCAGGTGAATTAGCAGTTTTAAATTGGTATAATAATCCTGTTAATGAGGGATTGAATCATCCATTATATACGAGGCTAGCTTCACACTATTTCCCAGGTATGACAGCTGAAGAAGTAAGACTTGAAAGATTGAAAGTTCTAAACCAAAGACAGTTTTCAGATGCTGAAAAATATATATTAAAGAAGTATCATAGAGTAGATCCAAAAGACTTGGATAAATGGTTAAGTAATGAAAGGATAGCAGAGTTAGAACAAAAGATACTAAAGTCTCTTAAGAGGCAATCGGAGAGTATTGAAAAAGTACATCCTGAAGTTGGTGATTTAGCTATTGTTCAAAAAAAAGACGTCAGCATTAAGGATGCTATTAAATTAGCAAATGATGAAAAACTATTAAATTCATTAAACGATAACTCCACTGCAGGTGAAATTCATAATTATCTAGTAGAATCAGGATTTGCTATAGAACCTATATTTGAGGCACTATATAGCAAAAAAGCTTTAAGAGGTAATGGATTTAATCATATTCTTAAAAATGGGGTTAATTGGAAATTCGATAAAGATGTTACATCAAGCACTCTTTCAGAAGTAATGACTTCTGTAGTAGATGACCCGTCAACAGGAGCGAAATGGAATATAGGTATATTTGGATTAACTACTGATGAGATTAATGCATACATAAAAGCAGAAGGTATAACTCCAGAACAGGCTTCTACAATAATATTTGATGAAGAATTTCAAGGAAAGGTAATGTACTATAAGATTAAAAATACAATAAGTAAGAATAATAGTCTCTCTTCAATAACAGCAAATAATTTTAGAAGGCTAAGTAAGCTTCCTAGAAAAAAGAGAGAAGCCTTTATGAACAATATAAAATCAGGTATGATACTAAGTCAAGAGTGGACTACAGATATGGCTATTGACGATCAATCCTTATCTATAGTAAACTCTGTATGGCATGATCCTTCTTTGTTATCATCAGCTCTTGTAGATTATCTTTCTAGTAAAGATTATTTAAATCTTGATGTGGAAGGACAATCTGGCAGCACTTCATCAGAAAGAGCAATAGAGCAAATACTTAAACAACCACCATCTAAAGAAAGAGATGAACTTATTGAATCTATTCGTAATTTAGAATCTAAAAGGAAAAAATGAACGAAGAAGAATTAAATCAAATTGAGGATACTTCTTTACAAGAAGAAGAAGAAGTTAGACCTAGTGACTCCTTGCAACGATATCAAGAAGCTGCTGACTATTTAGTTGCTTCAGAGGCACAAATGGATCAGCTTACTCAAAATAGAGAAGACTTTAAACTACGAGAAGACGACCCAAGACTTAAAGAAAAATGGGGAATAGGAGGTGTTGCAAAAGAAGCTCAGTCTATTCTGTCTGGTGGTTTAAGAGATACTTTTGAATCAGTTACTCAGTTCCCTGAACGTACATTTGATGCACTTTCGGGTGAAATGCAAAAAGAAAGAGAAGAGACAGGAGAGTATCAACCTGAATTTACTCCTTTTGTAGATTCTAAAAGTCCTATCATTACTAAAACATGGTGGGGTAATTTAGCAAGAGGTGTTGTACATTTCGGTAGTTTAGCTGCAGGTACTATCTTAACAGCCAAAGCTTTAGGAGTTACAGCACCTGTATGGTTAACTGGTATGGCTGGTTATGGTCTATTACGAGCTGCTGGTATTGGTGCTATATCTGATTTGATATCTAAAGAATCAGATGGACATAACGCTTTAGGTATGCTTAGAGATAAATATAGCTTTATAGATACACCATTAAGTACTAAAGATACTGATCATCCTGTAATGATGAAATTCAAAAACATCGTTGAAGGTATGGGTATAGGTTTAATATTTGATGGTGCTGCAATACTACTTGGTAAGGGAAGTAGATACACCAGAAATAAAGTTTTAAATAGAACTAAGTCTATAGATGAACAACAATTAAGACAAGGTTTACAGCAGTTAAGAAGTGAAGAATTCCGTGCAGATAAAAATAGACCTGTAGCGGAACCACATCAAGGTGCTCATTTATCAGAAGAAACAGATCCATTTATAGTATGGGAAAGATTAAAGAGAACTAGAAATGAATGGGGAGCTGAAGATGGTCATGCTGGTAGTGTTACTACAGCTGTAGCTAAAGAACGTATCGCAAGATCATACCCTAGTTTTGAATTAGTAGATGGTGTCTTAAAGAAACTTTTAAGTGCTCCAACTTATAAACGAGTTATAGAAGATACTAAAGGTAGTAGAAAAAGATTAATTGAAACATTTGGTGAAGCAGTAGAAGCTCATCAAAAAATAGTTAATGGTAGAAATCCAGCCGAGATGTCTGCTCAACAATACCTAGAAGATATCTGGAGATCAATGGATGTTTATGATAAAGGAACACCAGAACAAATATCTACTATTACTAGTAAGTATGTTATAGTTACTGATTTAGTTGTAGGTACATTACTACAAGAAATAGAAGCTAGAGGTATAGGAGCTAGAGAATTAGCAGGATTTGCTGATCTTAAAAGTATAGATGGTCCAGCAGATCAAATTGTTGATACTTTATTAACTGCTCTTACTGAAGTAAAAAGAGCTAGAATTGTTAAATCTAAAAACTTTGCAGAATTAGGTGCAGGTAAAAAGAGAGCATATGTTGAAGAAACATTAGCTAGAGAAATGAATGATACTAGAGAATCTATCCAATCTATACTACAGATAGCTAAGGAAGATGATGCAGGTGATCTTTTAATGGCTTTATTTGAAGCTTTCTCCTCAATGAAAACAGTTAATAGCCTAGATGATTTTGACAACTGGGCAAGAAAAATGATCAAAGGTGGAGAAATCGAAGGTAAAGTACAGGTCGGAGCATTGATCCGAGGGTTACAGGAAATGGCTATTAATAGCATTCTAACAAGTCCTAAAACTCCTTTAAGAGCTATGATGGGTACAAGTACGGCTACATTCTTACGCCCACCTGCTACGGTACTGGGCGGTGCTATAAGATTTCCTTTCACTGGTGATAGTGCTACTATACGTGCTGGATTAGCATCTATGAATGCAATGATGGAAGCAATTCCAGAGAGTTTTGAAATATTTAAAACTAAACTAAACTCCTATTGGAGTGGTGATATATCTACTGTTAAAACTAGATTTGCAGAATATACAAGAAGTGATGATAATTGGGAGATCATAAGACGTTGGGCAGAAAGTGATAGAGCTGATCTAGGAGATAAGATATTTTTCAAGATGGCTAATATGGCTAGAGCTTGGAACAATAATAGTTTCCTTTCATACTCTACTAAGCTTATGGCAGCTACTGATGATTCTTTTAGATATATCTTAGGTAGAGCTAAAATGAGAGAGAAGGCTATGAGATCAGCATTAGATGCTCAGGGCAAGGGCTTACTCACAGCTTATACTGATATTAATCCTCAACTAATAAGAGCTTATGAAAATGATTTCTATAAACAAATCTTTGAATCAGATGGTACTTTAAAAAAAGGTACAGCGACTGAGTTTGCAGCTAAAGAAGTTACTCTTACTAAAGATATGAGAGGAATGGCAGCAGGACTTAATGCAGTATTTAATGCTAATCCTTTAGTTAAACCTTTCTTTTACTTTGCTAGAACTGGTGTTAATGGTCTAGAATTGACTGCTAAACATACACCTGGATTTAACTTTCTTGTTAAAGAATGGAATGATATAGCATTTGCTAACCCTGATGATTTAAGTAATGTAAGACAATATGGTATCGATACTGTTGAAGAACTGGCTAATGCTAAGGCATTACAAGTAGGTCGTTTAGCTATGGGTACTAGTCTTATATCATTAACAACTTGGCAGTGGATGAATGGTAATATTACAGGTAATGGACCTATTGATAGAACCAAAAGACAAAACTGGATAGCTGCTGGATATATTCCTAGATCAATAAAATTAGGTGGTGTTTGGGTAAGCTATGATTCAATAGAACCATTTAACCAAATATTCTCTATGGTTGCTGATATAGGTGATGCTAGTCAATTAATGGGTGAAGAATGGACACAAGATAATCTACTTAAAATAAGTTTATTATTATCGCAAGGTGTTACTAGTAAGTCTTATCTTGCTGGTATGCAGCAATTCGTTGATCTTGTAGGTGGTCGTCCAGGTCAAGCAAGTAGAATAGCTTCTTCACTATTAAATAACCAAGTTCCTTTTGCTGGATTAAGAAATGATTTAGGTAAAATATTCACACCTTATACTAGAGAACTTAACTCTGGTATAGGAGATGCTATAAGAAATAGAAACCTTATAACTGAAAATATAGCAGGTGAAGCTTTACCTATTAGATATGATATTCTGAATGGAGATCCTGTTAAAGAGTGGGATTTCATGACTAGAGTTTGGAACAATCTATTCGGTGTAGTACAGTTTAATATAGTACAAAGTCCAGGAAGACAGCTACTATTTAATAGTGGTTTCGATATGTCTATGGCTACATTCTTTGCACCTGATGGTACAGACTTAACTGATAATGCTCATGCTAGAAGTTTATTCCAGAAAGCTATAGGCGATCAAAATATGGAATATGACTTAAATCAATTAACAAAAGATCCAAGAATACTAGAATCTTTAGCTGAAATGCAACGAGATATAAGAAACGGAGATCGAACAAAGTATGAAGCTAAGAATTATTACCATAATATCAGAATAGCTACAATACTTAGAAGTAAGAAACAAATAGCTTGGAATACAATTAGGACTGATCCAATTATAAAAGCATTAATAGATGATCGTAAAAAAGGTGAAATAGAACGCTATAGAAAAAAAGTGTCTAGCGCACAATCCATTCTCAATATGCAACCTAAATAAATTATGGCAACAACTTATGTAGAATTAACAGGGGATGGGAACAATAATAAAGCGTTCTCTTTCCCTTCATATCAATCAAGTGATGTTAAAGTCGAGATAGATAAAGTACTTAAAACAGCAACTACTCACTACAACATCACAAACTATACAACAACAGGTGGCGGTACAGTAGTATTCACTTCAGGTAATATACCTACTGCTGGACAAGCTATCCGTATATATCGTGATACAGATGTAGATAGTGCTAAGGCAACTTATACAGCTGGAGCATCCGTTAAAGCAGGAGACTTAAATAATAACCAAACACAGCTTCTTTACGCTACCCAAGAGGAACAGAATCAACCTATTCAAACAGGTAATATAAAAGATGACGCTGTAACAGGAGCTAAAATAGCCGATGATTCAATCGGATCTGAACATATAGAAGTATTAGATGCTAATCTACAGCTTGCAGATAATGCAAAAATACAGGTTGGCACTGGTAATGATTTAGAAATATACCATGATGGTTCTAATAGTTGGATAAAAAACGGTACTGGTGCATTCGTAACTAGAGCTGATGATATTCGATTACAGAATAATGATGGTTCAGATGCTATGTTAGAATTGACTTCTAATGGTAGTGTTGCTGCTTATCATAATGGAAGTAAGAAATTAGAGACTAGCGCAACTGGTGTTACAGTAACAGGTGAAACAAAAACAACTACTTTAGAAATAGGTGGTGTAGATGTTACATCAACAGCTGCTGAGTTAAATATACTTGATGGAGTTACAGCAGATAAAGATGAATTAAATAAATTAGATAATTGTACTGCAACTACATCTGAACTTAATATATTAAGTGGTGTAACTTCTAATGCTTCTGAATTGAATAAATTAGATGATTGTACTGCTTCTACTACTAACTTAAATATAGTTACTGGTATGACTAAAGCTACTTCTCTTACAAGTAGCAGTAATACAGAATTTCCAACCTCAAAAGCTGTAGCAGATCATGTAATTAGTGTTGTAGATTCTGTTGGTGGTTTTAAAATAGTAACAGCTAAAGGAGAGTTTCCGACTTCACATCCAGATCCAAGTGGAAATGCTGGTATGGTACTTAGTATTGTAGATGCTGATGGTATTTCTATCGAATCTAATGGTACAACTACAGCTGGTAACTGTACAAGAGCTGGTGGATCAGATGCTGTTATAATTAATGGATTCCCTGCTAGTGTAAGAGGTGGTGGTGCTAATGTAAATGGTACTACTAACGCTGATCCTTATGTATTAACAGGAGATTTACAACTTTTAGTACAAACGACAGGCACTGCTCATACTTATGACTTCTATAAGTTTGTACCTAATGATACAGATGTACTGACATTAAGTGATGATATTAACTTATTTAATGCTAGATATCGTGTAAGCGATGATCCTGATAATTTAAGTAGTAAAGATGAAGGTGATCTAGTATACGATACTGATGCTAATAAAATGAAGGTGTACGATAGTAGTACATCAGCATGGAAAGAAGTTACATCAACTGGTGACTTTAAATATCTATTCCTCTGTCCTGCAGGTGGCAGTGGAGCACCTACTATTAATGGTAGTGTTGCGACATATGACCTTAGAGAGACTAGTAATTCAGGTAATGCTGCTAGTGTAACTAATGCAGCTCAGTTAATTGTTAGTATAGATGGTGTAATACAGAAGCCTAATACAGGCACTTCAGCTCCATCTGAGGGCTTTGCTTTAGTAGATTCTAATACTATTATCTTTGGTACTAATCTACCTACAGGTTCTGAAGTATTTATTACACAGATAGGTTCAGCTGTAAGTGTTCCTGTTCCTGGTGATAACTCTGTAACATCTGCTAAGATAGTAGATGGAACAATAGTTAATGGAGATATATCAGGTTCAGCAGCTATTGCAGGTAGTAAGTTAGCAGACGATTCAATTACTGAAGCTAAGTTAGATATACATGCAGCTCCTAGTGGTACAGATAAATTCCTAGGATATACCTCTAATGGTATGGAATGGGCAGTACCTAATTATACTACATTAAGTACTGAACAGGTTCAAGATATTGCTGGTCCTTTAATAGCTACTGGTGGTACTAAAACAGGTATTACCATAACTTATCAAGATGCAGATGGTGATATGGATTTTGTTGTAGATGATACTACAAAACTTCCATTAGCTGGTGGTACAATTACTGGTGATGTAACCTTTGATAATAGTACAAATGCTGGTAAAGATATTACTTGGGATGAATCAGATAACGCTTTAGAGTTTGCAGATGATGTTAAAGCTGTATTTGGAGCTGGTAACGATTTAATTATAAGACATGATGGTAATAATTCTTATATTGATGAGGCTGGTACAGGTGATTTACTGTTAACGGCTACAGCAGGGAATATACAGCTAAAGAAGAATACAGGCGATAAAATGCTTCAAGCAAATGTAGGTGGAAGTGTAGATTTATATCATAATAATGCTAAAAAGTTTGAGACTACTTTAACTGGTGCTACTGTAACAGGTTCTATTATTGCTGATAATACTCCTGGTAGAAATGCATTAATTAATGGTGGGATGCAAGTCTCTCAGTATCCGTCAACGAACAGTGCAATTAATACTTATGGTCCTTTAGATAGATGGAGGACTATAGGCGGTCCGATGGGATTTACTATTAGTCAAGTTACGGATGCTACTAATTATCCAAATACTCATAATGCTTTAAAAGCACA